CTCCACCAGCAGCGTATGATGCTGCATTAGTTGTAACAAAATCAGCTCCACTCTGATCTATTGAGCTATTAAAAAACAGTAACCTACCTACTCCATCACAAGTGATATATAGTTCTCCATTAGTTCCAGAAAGAGTTATTTCATCAACCCTAGCAACAGCAGTTAGGTTAGGCTGAACTGTAGCAACAGTACCAGATAAGTCTCCACTGAAATTAGATATAGATGTACTACCAGTAAAATCTGTACCAGCAGTAGAACTAGTAAATCTTATCTTATTACCTATTGATGTTACATCAACTCCTCCGGCAGTATAAGCTGCTCCATTGTGTGCTACAAAGGACTCAGCTACCTCATTTAATGTAGCAACTCTTGGAATAAATAATGAACCATCAAATTGTGTAGCAACATTATTAATATCTGTATCAGACACATCACCTAGATCATAAGTTATATCTGGTTTCTCTCCATTAAGAGAATTATTCTTTATATATTCTCTCTCTACAACCTCATCTTGATCTTCAAGTGAATAAAGCTTAGTATTCTTTTCAAAATATCTATATAAACTAGCGTTTGTTGATATAATCCAATTATACCACTTAGGAAGCTTAGGTAATGTTCTTTTTACTATTTTATCAGATGTAGCTCTAAATACTATATTTTTAAATCCAGTTGTCACATTACTAACAGATGTTTGTAAATAGACTTGATATGTACCTCCTTTTGTTAATCCTCTAATATATCTTTTCCAAGTATTCCAATTTCCCAGCCCCGGTTCTATTGCAAACTGTTCAGTCATAATATACTCAGTAGTGGCAGATTCAACTAGTTCGGTATCAGAACTGGCTTTATTAGTTAACCATATATTATTAGCAGTATCTTTAATCCTAATATATATTCTCATATTGATAGCACTAGAAGTGGCATTTTTAAACATATAATCAAATGAAAATTCAACAATATTGGAAGTAGGTATAATATATGTACCAAACTCTTGAAACAGATACTTTGCTGTACCGGAATAAGAAGTAGCCACACCATTTGTTTCATTTTCCCATCCCTCTACATCACTCATCTTGGTGAAAAACCCATCAGACAAACTATAATCCCAATTTGCAAACTGACCAGTTCCTTCATCATAAGTATCTATATCAAAACTACTATTCTTAATCCAACTAGGAGCTTGATTATAATTTTGTATACCTCTAACAGTGGCTGCTGGTGCTTTAAACATTAACATACCACCGTTTACATCTCTTAAATCAGAAGTATTCTCCCCAGCCCTATATAAATATTGATCCGGTGTTATAGATATACCAGTGATGGTACTACTTGTAACACTCCTACCATATACTAAATCAGCTGCTAGCTCTGTAGGTCTATAAATAGTAAAAACGCCACTAGATTGTCTTATAACAGAATTATAGTGTTTTAGAATCTCTACAAGAACAGTATAACAGTCCTCTCCTTTAAATAAATCTTGCTCAATATATATCTGGTCAAATATACAATCATCTACATCAGATAGAGTATTATCTTCATATAAATTTACAAATTCATTGAATGTTGTATAACCAATCTTAGCTAATATATTAAGTATAACAGTTTTCTCTTTTTCTCTGCCAGAATAATAGCTACTACCATTCTTAAAATCAATATATTTCAGTAAACCAAGACCATCTAAGGCAGTAATTGATACTGTATATGGTACTGCATCATAAGGTTCTGTATAATCATTAGATACCCAACCTTGCCAGTATAATGTAGGTGTACTACCATAATATACTTTTAACTTATAGGTCATATCTGCTTCATTATACAAATCAATATATTGAAAGTTTGTGTTACATTCAATATTAAGCCTTACAATACTACCCTTTATAGGATCATAAAATAATTCATCAGAAGGTGTTAGATACTCTATTTTAAGAGGATCATCTGTAGGAGTCATATAAACAATAGAACCAGCATATCCATCCTCTTCTATATCTACCCTCCAATTAACACCAAGTATATCTGTAAACTCGGTACGGTATTTTACATTGTAAGCCATTATGTATTCTTTATTAATGTTTCACCATATCTATTACCAGACATATAAATATCTCTACCTTTTAATACAGTACTACCAGAGCCAATAGCACTAGCAGATTTTGTACTAATACCAAACCCTTTTAATACATATTCTTTTAATCCCATACCAGTACCACCAGTTAAAATAGTTAATAGTGTCCAAACAGCAGCTCTAGCTAACAACTCTGCTGTAATTTGTTTAATAGCACTTTCTGCTGCTTTACCAAACTCTTCCCACCCTTCCATACCAGCAGCAAATAAATTAACAAAGGTTGATTCCAGAATATAACTTAATTCACTTATATCAATATACCTTTGTTTTACCTCATCTAAAGATTCTGCTAATTGATTTGATGTTTGAACTTGAGAAAGTGAAGTAGTAGCTATAGATTTGCCAGATATATCAATAATATCATATTTTCTCTGCAACTGCTCAATATATTGATTCCATTCAGCTGCTGCTTGTACTTGTCTCTGCCAGTAGCCTTCTCCATATATTAAATCATCACCTCCACTAGATGAAGGTGTTGGTTTCGGAGTAGAAGTTGTTTTTGTTATAGGCTTTGCAGCTGGAATTAATAACTCACCTTTACCTAAATCATTACCGCCAAACAGCAACCTCATAAAATACCCACCAGCAGTACCACTGGCAGCAGCTATATTACCCCTAACCATATTAGCTAAGTCCTTATTAGCACCACCTAAGTCTAGTTCCTTTCTAAGATCAGATATACCACTAATGACATCGGTAAGTGACTTAGCTGCATCTGCTAATGGTACAGCTAGTATATCGTTAAATGTATCACCCACTTCTAACTTTAAGTTAGTCATAGCTGTTTTTAACTGATCTATAGTATCTGCTGTTGTAGAAATATATTCACCGGACTTACTCATTGATTTCTCAATGATAGTGCTAACAGCAGTAGCATAATCTGGTGTTAACTTTAATTGTTCATTTAATTCTACAGAAGATATACCTAGGTTATCCAGAATCATAGTAGACTTTCTACCAATACCAGTTACTATACTATTAACTAAGTAATCTACACTTTCACCAGTATCCCTAGCTCTCCTATGTGCAAATTCAAAGTATGTAGCCAGATTTTTAACCGGAACGCCTAAGTTATTAGCTTGAACAGCCTTTTGCATTAAAGTTATATCATCTACAGTACCCTTTGTAGCAGTCCTTAATTCATCTAATAAGGCTGGATTATTTAATCTTTTAAAAGCAATTTCAATACCTTCGGCAGCAACAGCTAATTGAAATGATTCCTTTATTAGCTGAGACATCTTTTGAGCTACAACAAGTCCAGAAAAGGCAATACCAAGCTTACCTAATGTAGATGTTAACTTATTGATATTTTGTTGCTGCTTCTTAAAATCAATTTCTTTCTTTAATTTCTGTGTAGCCTTCTTAGCATCTTCCGCAGCACTCTTAAATCCTTTTGCATCTCCGTTAATCTTAACACCAACGGATACACCTCTATTTGCCATATAATATATATTTAATTTAAGGACATATACAAGCCATTAGAGGCACTCTAACTAAAAGTGAACACATTGATCAACTATTAACAGAAAATGCCTCTAATAAGCCCTAAACAGCCTTGTTGTTTATTTTAAGTGATTGTTTTATCTTCTCAGCTTTCTCTAAGAACTCAGCTTTAGATAATACTTTATCTTTTGTTTCAGTAGGTATTGTATCCCAAGGTAATTTAAATAAGTCTTTTGGCTGTTTTATCTGTTTAGTACCACCAAACGCAATAACATTATAAAAACAAATTAACCTTGTCTGTTCCCACTCATACCGAGACATCATATCATAATTTTCTCTTCTCGCCTTTAATACAGCTGAAACTTCATCTTGACTCATTTCATCAAGATAATATAGAGGATCAATACCTATAAGACCTACGCAAATACCATATATGTCTGATAAAGTATATTTAATCTCTATTTTTTTTTATCATCACTTTCTACCTCTTTTTCTTTCGGTACAAGATCACTAAAAATAGCTTCAGTAAAGTTATTAAGCACATCAAGATAGTAATCATCAATCAAATCTAGAAACTCTTCATAACTATGTTTAAACTCTTGCTTTAATGACCTAGCTCCAGCTTTTGCAGTGACATAGAAGAGTTTTGATAACCTCTCTGTACCTTTAAATGATAAAATAGATTCACCAGTTAATGATTCATATTCAATCATTGCTCTATTAGTCAATTTTATAGGTATACTATTTTCACCTACCTTAACATATTTAATCTCAGTAAAATTCATAGGTCAATTGTATTAAACTTTTGTGAAAGTAAATGTACCAGCACATTCAAAATTTACAGTATATGTAGCATTATCACCATCCGGTGCATTCATTTCAACTGAAGTGATAAAAAACGAACCAGTAGCATAGGTTTCAGTTGTATCTAAAGCCCCAGCTGGAGTTGTTTTCTTACCAAATGCTACAGTTACCGGACTTCCAGTAATTTGTGCTTCTACTATTGTTTCAAAACTACCATAAACCATAAGAGCAGAACAAGTAGCAGATACATTTAATCTACCTTTTCCCCTTGTTACATAAGCTCCACTATCCTTATTAGAAGTTCCTCTATTTGTTCTGGTTATAGTTAAAGTATGTGATGTGCTATGTGCAATAGCTACCCCACCAACAAAAACATATAAGTCAGTTCCATTAATTACGTTTGTTGCCATTTTCTATTCTTTATACAGTAAAAAAATCAAATCCTTCAGCGTGTTCAAAAGAAACGGTATAAGTTACGTTATCACCGTCTGGTGCGTTAATATCAATAGATGATATATAAAAATCACCTTCTGCATATGATTCAGAAACATCCAGTGTTGCAGTATCCAATTGTCCAAAAGACAAGTGTACAGCATCTCCAGTGATATGAGCGTTTACTATATCCTCAAATGAATCATACACTGCTAAACAATCACAAGTTGCAGTAACATCTAATCTACCCTTGCCTATTTCTTCAATCTGACCACTATCCTTATTAGTTGTAGGTCTCGGTGACATAGTAATACTAAGAGTATAATTAGTACCGTGAGCAATAGGCGTAGGAGTACCAGCTACATCTATAAACAGAATCAAATCAGTACCATTTATAACATTTGTTGCCATATTATTATTTATTTATTATTTACAAATACATTAAAAGTTAATCTATTAAGATATACATTCTCAACAAAATTATATCCCTCAATCATTGACTGTAGATAAATTCTGTTGATATCAATCCCCTCTATTGTGCCACTTTTTAATTCCAGTGCTAACCTAACTTGCTGCACAACATTTTGCAACTGTTTATAATCATCACTATATGAAGAAACACTGAAAACATATTCATCACCTACCCATCCATCCTTATCATAATCCGTACTAATACTATCTATTGTATAAATAATAGCCGGTAATGGTGTATCCTCATTGAGGGCATACGGATACATTCTAGTAGAAGGTATTAAAGTTGTTAAAGATGTGCTGTTTGTAAGCAAACTAGCTATTACTTTTCCAATCATCTCTTATTTATTTTTACAATTAGTTTATCTATTGCTTGCAATAT